CTATGTAGTTGTGTGTATGCGTTTGATCAACTGGCTATTACAAGGAGATAAGGCACTAATGATGTATTGATCTGATAACAACTCGGAGAGTTGGCTAATAGGCTGGTGGTATCCGTATTAACAAACTGTTGCCGTAGTCAGTAGCCGAACGCTAGTTAGTTATGCCGTCATCAAATAGTCATCAAGCCATGTGGAACACATAGTTATTGAGCGCATGTTAACAAGATCGCACCTGATTAATAGTCAGGGGAGATTGTTAACACTAATAAATTGCTAAGACCCCCCCACCATTAAGCGTGAGCGCACAGGGGACCCCCCAGGTCGGAGACATGGTTGAAGGTGTAGCAGGATGGCAGTAGCCGTAGACTGGGGCTATGGAACAGCAGTCACACCTATTTGATGAGATAAAGGCTAGTACACGCCTGCAGATGGCCAAGGAGATACTTAAGGGTATCAAAGGTCTAAATTTATCGGCCCCTACCACTGACCAGATAACCCAGATAGTTAAGGATGCCCAAGAAGGCCCCCAATAATTTTTTCTCAGTATTAACCAAAGCAGTAGCCAAGAGGGTATAGGGTTTATCCCATGAGTACTAATGACTGCGCCACTAAGTGCGAATTTGATCTTGATATGGATGGTCAAGTAACTTGTGTTATGTGTGGTGCAAGAAACCCAACTTGGGGTAATTTACTGCCAACTGAGTTTGAGGAGTAGTCATGTATTTATTTGGTCTAGAGTTGCGAAGAGATCGTCGTACTAAGGATGTAGTTATGGTCACCTGTTCCAGGTGCTCTAAGAACTATGTGATCTCAGCAGATAACATGCGAGTTCCTAATTACTGTCCAAATTGTAAATAACTGATCGGAGAATCAAATGATCCTAATAACTGACTTCTTAGCATTAACTTGTGTGACCGTCGTAGCAATATACGTATTGTGGGTATCCCGCAAGGCTGGTAATCCCGTATATCTAGTAATGAAGATCTTGTCGGTGATTATTGCCTTACTCTGGATTGTTGCGGCATTTTTATATTCTTCTCAGCAATAACTAGATATGCCATATAAGGACAGGAAGTCCGATAAGGCTAAGGCGACGAGTAAAAAGGCAGGTAAGAAGTACTACCTTAAAAATAGGGGCGCCCAGTTAATCCGTAATAAGACCAAGAAGGATCAGATACGTGATTACATCCGTAAGTATAAAGAACATAGAGGATGTATGGATTGCGGCGTTAAATATCCTTATTATGTCTTAGACCTAGATCATCGAGATCCAAGTGATAAGAAGTTCACACCAGCAGCATTACACAAGACAGGCAGTTGGGAGAAGATGATTAAAGAGATCCGCAAGTGTGATGTCGTATGTTCTAACTGTCATAGACAGAGAACGCATCTGCGTGGCCACTACACCCATAAGAATGATATAGATCCCACATAGCACAAGAGGTATCTCTTGGCTTATGTGGTAGATCATTGCTAAAACATAAAACAGCGCCCTTTAAATTTTTTGCAGTAGCCACTCAAGACAGTAGCCCTAGTGTCACAATAAGACTATGGCCAGATACGCAGAATTCCAAGACTCAGCAGGAAGACACTACGTTGAGCACGATATGCCTGAAGAGACAGCGTATCAACATCCAATCCGCTCCTACGGTGAGCCACGCCGTCTTTCTGTATATGATCCAAAAGATCCTACGCCAAGAGCAGTTGATCCACAAGGTGGCGGAGTTAGAGAGAATCCAAAGGGTGAGCCAGGATTAGTTGGTTATTCAGATTTCTACCGTGAGCCACCAAGATCGAGTGGCATATCATTTACTAAGAAGGATGAGAAGGGCAATGAGATAAAATCAACGCCAAGTGTAATTGCCGATACCAATATCGGTTACATGCGTGTGCATGATAAGTACAAAGGCGGAGGAATTGGGCGCCAAATGTTTGACTACATGCACAAGACAACTCCAGAAGGATCAATCCTAAATGTAGGTAAAGCGGCCTCTGATGCCACGCTACATATGTCTAAGAAGTTAAGTACAGAAAAACCTGGATCAGTAAAGTTTAAGTTGTTCTAATGAGTCGTCGTAAACACTTTGATTTAGGTCATCACCTTGCTGCAGGTCAACTTCCCATGTTTATGACAGGTGGAGAAATTAAACAACATTACGGTGTTATTCATGGAGAAAGAATGATAAAAGATGAGGGCTATACAGAAGATGAGCAAACGGGTTGGTCAGTTCCTAAGTCTAACTATCGTGACTATATGGAAAATGATAAAGAGTTTTGGACAAGAAAAGATAAAGAGTCAGATGCTACAGTTCGTGAAGACGACATGGTAGACAAACACAAACTTCCAGGAATGGATGAAAAGTTGTCTCTACGTCAACATTTTAAAAAACATGGAGTTATAAATCCAGTTATTCTTGAAACTGGTACTAAAGATAATGTTATTTTACAAGGTTACCATCGAGTGGCCTCTAATTCCAATACTTTAATGCCAGTAGAGCATAAGACATATGAAGAAGAATACGGGCCATACAGTCCAGGAAAGAATCACTAATGAGCAATCTATCTAGAGAGCAATTCGGCCCCATGTACCATGGAACCAAAGCGGTAATCAAAGATCACATAATCAGACCTGGTACAGGTGGCTTAGCATATGCAACTAGCGATCCAGGCTCTGCTGAATTATTTGGCAAGACTAAAATGCCATCTGGTGAAATCGGAGAGAACAAGGTCTATAGAGTCATGCCACTAGCAGAGGATGTATCTACTGCAAAAGGTAAATTCAAGGATGAAACTCATTACTCTTCTTCTACTGGGTTCCTTATTATGGGAGAACACAAATGAGCGCCCAAAATTTATCCCCTCAACAATTTGGAGTTAAGATAATGCCAAAAGAGATGTATGTAAATGTTGCAATGCAAATGACACCTCCATCAGAGGCATCCAATACAGCAAGTAGTACAAAAGCATGAGCGCCAAGTATTCACGTAACGAGCCATTTAATAAGATGCAGATCAAAGATGGCTGGATAGTCATCATGCGAAAGGATGGCACAGTTAAATCACGTCTTGAGCCATACCGACCAAAGGTTAAAAAATAATGTATGAGTACCGTGTCAAGAAAGTTGTTAAGGTAGTTGATGGCGATACTATCGATGTTGATATTGATTTAGGTTTCTCTATCTCCTTCTTCTCCCGTGTGCGCCTAGCGGGTATAGATACACCTGAGAGTCGTACAATCAATCTGAAAGAAAAAGCCCTCGGCTTGGAGGTTAAAGAAAAACTTAAAAAAGAATTAGCGGCGGCAAAAGACGTAGTAATCAAGACAGAGAAGCCTGACTCATCAGAGAAGTACGGACGTATACTAGGTTGGGTATTCTTAGACGGATCAGATGTGTCGCTTAATCAGAGGTTAATTAATGAAGGCTATGCTTGGACATATGGTGGCGGCACGAAGATTAAAGATTTTGATGAATTAATAGCAAAGAGACAGGTAAACCCATGACGACTATGTGTGAGCATGTCTACAAGAGTATGGGCGTAACGCTGTGCCCTAAGTGCGGCCTCGACACTAACGACACTAACTGGGATAAGCAAAATAACTTAATGAAGCAATGGCATATAGATAATCCTGATGCTAAGTATGCGGGATGGATGTCTATATGAGTAATAAGAAGTGGATTCCACATCCAACAGATAAGTGGCAAGTTGACTGGCATACTTTAAAATACCATAAGCATGCCATGACTTTTGAAGAATCAAATGCATTTATGTCTACACCTAATGAAGATGGCTCACATAAGAGTCGTCTTGATTTTCACAAACACTTACATGATCAAGAAAAATTTGGCATTGGTGAGCCTCATGATCACTTTACTCCCAAGGATAAGAAATGAAGAAGAAGGCTTTTTCAAAGAGTGGTTACTCTAGATCTTCTTACGGAAAAAAGTCCGTTCAGGAAAGGTTTAAAGTTAAAGATGTAAATGAAGAGGGCGGTGCTGATTACATTGCTGCATGGGTTAATAACAACTTAAATAAAACACAGATGGCGAGTGCTGAGGGAATTAAAGATTTAATGCAAGGACCAAAATTAGGTTACAACGTGAGGAAGCGTCAAACTTCTGAGCCAAGGGAAGAACATGAGTAATTTATCTCCTAAGCAGTTTCATACTCTGTATCGTGGTTTAAGTTTTACTACCGATGTAAAAAAACCCCTCGGCATGCACTGGACAGAGGATCCAGAGAGAGCCGTCGGCTTTGCAAGAAATCCTATTCGGCGTGGACCTGGTGTTGTAATTGAAGGACAGGTGGCTAAAAAGAGTCGTGAAACTCGTCCTGATGTATTACAGAAAAACCAAGTCTATGATGAGTATTGGGAGAATGAAGTTCCTGTTAAGAAGGGCAGCACCGTCCACGTAACTGCTGTTACTAAATTAAGTGATAACCGAGATCGCACACGCACATACAATCCACCAAGGAAGTGGAAAGCATAATGGCTGCTCAAGATAACTTATCTAAACAACAGTGGGATCAATCAGAATTAACTTTTCAAGTACACCGTGGTGTTACTCGTAAATTTAAAAAAGATTCACCTCTTGGAATGCACTGGTCAGCAGATCCTCAAGTAGCAAGAAGGTTTGCTGGATCCTTTGGAACAGTTATGCATGCCGAAGTTCCTATTAGTGCTGTAGAGATGAACACTCAGAAACTAAGTCGTGCTCAAGTTGATTTAAGAGATAAAGCAATGAAACGTCCAGAAAAAGAAGTTCCAGTTAAACCTGGCGCAAAAGTAAAGGTTACAGGTATCTCTGGACCTGAAGCAGATCCTGTTACAGGTAATTGGAATGGATTAAGAAGAAATGAATCACCAACTTTTTCTTCTTGGGTAGCAAGTAAGGACAGCAAACGTCCTGCAAGAAAACGTACATATAAAAATCCTAAAGAGATGCAGGCATAATGCTTAATCAAAAACAATTTAATGTTCCTGTTCCTGAGAATGTTCAGATAAGAAAAGCAGGCGGCAAAGGTCATCTTGAAGGTGATAAAAGTGAGAGCGCTACTGGCATGGTTAGAACTGAGCGCCTAATTCCTTTGATGGAACATAGACGTCTTGGTGCTGATGCTCAACCATCTAGTTCTAAGGTTGTTACTGGAATTAGAGGAGATATTAAGAGTGGCAAAGGTATTAACAATCCAATTATGGTTGCATATGATCACGCTAATAAGTGGGGCGTTGTTGGTGAAGGTCATCATAGATTAGAGGCCGCAATGGCAGAAGGCGTCTCTCATGTGCCAGTAACAGTTTATCGTCAGCCAGGATTAGGTGAGCGAAAAGAGAACTTTAAAGGTAATCATCTAGCCATGACAACTAACTTTACTGATAAAGGAAGTTACGAAGATCGTATGGGCAAAGAGTATGTTCCTACTAATATTCACCCTGGACACTTTAAGCAGTTTCAATGAACAACTACGATCATCAAATAGTTACTAACGTTAGAGAGCATCTAACTGATGACCTACGTAGTGCAAAGTTTCGTGGACACGAGTGCAAGACCGCTGGACATTGCTACGTCGCCAGTGAGGCGGTGTATCACTCACTAGGTGGTAAGTCTGCTGGATATACTCCAATGCAGATTAAGCATGAAGGAACTAGTCACTGGTTCTTAAAACATTCATCAGGAAAGATACTTGATGCAACCTCAGATCAATTTGCAACTGCAGTTCCTTATGAGAAAGCCAAGGGAAGGGGCTTCCTCACTAAGGAGCCATCTAGACGTGCAAAGACACTAATGAGTCGTCTGGAATCGAATCCCTAAACTGATCTACTGGAACTCTCCAACAAGTTCCTGATTTTTCTTGCGACCACCACTCATCTCTCTGACACTCTGATACTGGTAGCCAGCCATATATCTCTACTGAAGAAAAATACTCTAAGTCGTAAATTCTAGTGCCAACAATTATAGCGTTCTTATTTACATCCTTACTCCACACAGGTATTGCATCCTTTGTTCTAACACAACGAACCTCAATATTTTGTCCAACATCTGGGTGATCTATACGGTTCTTATGCTCTTCATTTGTGTACCAAGGAACTGTCCACGGCATTTTGTAAAGTTTAGCAACCGCATACTCTGCAACATTTGATCTGATGTTTGCGTTTAACTCATACTCTAGCCAACCTTGGCGTTTGCCTTCAGCATAGTTAGGGCGATCTTCACTGCCCCACTTCATTAACCAGCGTTCCATGCCCAACTGGGCACAGACTCGAATCTCATCTTTTGTTAGTTCTACGATTTTTGCCATGTGCCAAACCTATCACACTGAGACAATAGCCTTTTACGAAAGGAGCCATATGGCAGACAAAGGAACAGCAGCAGCAATTATTGAGGTTGCTGAAAAAGAAGTTGGCACAATTGAAGGTCCAAAGGATAATGAGACTAAGTATGGCAAATTTACTAAGGCAGACTTTCTACCTTGGTGTGGCTCATTTGTTATGTGGTGTGCAAATCAGGCAGGTGTAAAGGTTCCTAATACAGTTTCAACTGTG